GGCCCCCGTTTGACAATTTCGCCTGCTGACGCTACAACATAGCCCCGCTGACGCCATGTCATCGGGGCGATGTTGTTTTGACGGTCGACAAGATCAGGTCTGAGGCCGTCAAGGCTCTCGAGGAGGCTGGTTATCAGCCTGGATCGTTCATGTGGATCGACGCGCCTAACGTCCTCGTGCTCTCGGTGCGCGGTCAGGTCTGCAAGGTGGACCTGCCTGGCGGCATGTCGCGCGTCCGCTTCGAGCGGGCGATCGGCTACCTGATGGGCCTCGCCGAGGGGGCGCGCATCCATGAGCGGTGAGATCGCGCTGCCCGACAACCATCGCCTCGTCAGCCTCGGTGGCGACTCGCTGGTGACCATCGACGAGCGTTTCGCCGTGCCCGGCGCAGTCCTGGGTTACAAGGCGTACAGCCCGGAGATGTGTGAGCAGGCTGTATTGCTCGGCGCCGAGGGCATGAGCATCACTGAGATTGCGGTCGGCATCGGCGTCACCCGCAGCCGACTGGAAAAGTGGGCTGAGACACACCCTGAGTTCGGCGCCGCGCTGGAGTTCGCGCAGGACGTTTCGCAGGCGTGGTGGGAGAAGCAGGGCCGCAACGGTATCAACGGCGGCAAGAGCTTCAACGCCATCGCCTACACGGCTGTTCTGAGAACCCGCTTCCGCAAGGACTACTCGGAGCGGGTAGAGACGTTGCACAAGTACGACGCCAGCGAAGCGTTCCTGAAATGCGTGCAGGCTATCAGCGGAGCTGCGGTGAGTAATGGCCGCAGCGGCTGAAAAGCTCGAGCCTTGGCAGTTCGCGTGGATGAACAGCGCCCGCGACCCGTGGCTGTTCGCCGTGGGTGTTCTCGGCATGCTGCCGTATGGCGTAGAGAACCCGGACAAGGCCGACCAGCTCGAGCGGTGGCAAGACGAGTTCCTGCGGCCTCAGAATTTCTTTGCCGATGCCAACGGCGACCCGACCGACAACGCCCGCCACAGCATCCGCAGCGGTCACGGTGTCGGCAAGGGCACGACGCTGGCGATCCTGGCGCTTTGGTTCGTGTGTACGCGATGGGATGCCAAGGCGGTCATCACGGCCAACACGGAAAACCAGCTCCGGGACAACAACTGGCCGGAGCTGCGCAAGTGGTATCGCAAACTGCCTGAGCCAATCCGAGCCCAAGTCATCATCGAGGAGGAGCGCGCCTATCTCAAGGATGCCAAGGATATGGTGTTCCTTGTCCGGCGCACGGCCAGCCCGTCCAATCCCGAGGCGCTGCAGGGCATCCACGCCAAGCATGTGTTGTACCTAGTCGACGAGGCGAGCGGCATCCATGAGGCGATCTTCGAGGCCGCGCAGGGCTCGTTCTCGACGCCTGGCGCCATCGCTGTCCTGACATCCAACCCGACCAAGACCAAGGGTTTCTTCTACGCCACGCAGACTACGGCGCGTGACCGCTGGCGCACTCGGCGCGTCAACAGCGAGGATGTGCCGCGGGCGCGGGGGCACATCGCCGACATTATCAGCCTGTACGGCAAGGAGTCTAACAAGTACCGCGTCCGCGTGCTCGGCGAGTTTCCGACCAAGGACGATGATACCGTCATCCCGCTCGAGTGGGTGGAGGCCGCCAAGGGCCGCAAGGTCACGCCGTTGGCCTATATGCCCGTATGGGGCGCGGACGTGGCGCGGTTTGGCGACGATCGCTCGACACTCGCCAAGCGCGCTGCGAATGTGCTCCTCGAGCCTTTGAAGGTCTGGCGCAACCTGGACAGCACGCAGGTCGCCGGCCGGATCAAGGCTGAGGTCGACGCCACGCCGCTCGATATGTGGCCGACTGAGATACTGGTCGACGTGATCGGCTACGGTGCCGGCGTCGTCGATCAGCTTATCAATGTCTGCAAGCTCCCCAGCGTCTACAGCATTCAGGTCCGCGGTATCAACGTCGCCGAGGCGTCGTCTTACAGCGACGAGTACCATCGCCTGCGCGATGAACTGTGGTTCAAGGGGCGGCAGTGGTTCGCTCAGAAGGACTGCACGATCCCGGTCAGCGGGTGCGAGGGCCTGATCGGCGAGCTGACGACGGTTACCTACGATTTCACCGTCAACGGCAAGAAGATCGTGCAGTCGAAAGACGACATGAAGAAAGACGGGTTGTCGTCGCCTGACGAGGCCGATGGCTTCCTGCTGACCCTTGCCGGCGTGCCGCAACCGCGCAAGAAGGTTCAGCGCAGGCGCGACGATGGAAGAACGGGGTGGACGGGATGACGGCCGGGGCGCGCACCAGAATGGAGGCGTTCGATGCCCTGCCGACACGGGTGAGGCGGGCGCTTTCGATGACGCGCTATACGTGGCCGGCGCATGGTGCGGCTGGCATGCTTGCGCATGGCCTCTCCGAGGATGCCGTGATCGCGGTGATCGAGCAGCACGATGCCGAATTGGCGCGCATGCGTGAGCAGGACAGGGCAGTGGCATGACCAAAGCTGAGAAAGACGCGATCCTGGACACGTACAACGCCTGTCTGGTGCTCCTCGAGCACCACGCCGGCATCTGCACGGATGCCGCGTCGCTGCGTCATGACCTCGGCGAGAGCATCCGCGTTCGGATCGCCGAGGTCGAGGCCGAGAAGGTGAAAGGCGCGAAGGATGGCTGACACCTACATGGCTGATACAAAGAAGCCGCCTGACAGGCCCAGCCTTATGTCGCCGGCTGAGATGCTGGCGCTGTTCCATGCGTGGTGGAACCTGGATTGGGCCCACTGCAGCAAGTGGCACAAGCAGGCTCGTGCCGATTTCGATTTCACTGTCGGGCACGGGCAGTGGGATGACGGGGAGCGGAAGCGCCTTGAGGACGAGAAGCGCGCTCCTACGGTCTTTAACCGTACTCTCGTCATGCTCAAGGCCGTGGCCGGGATCGAGGTCAACGCCCGTCATCAGATCGTCTTTCTGCCGCGGGAGGGCGTGGCTGACGAGCAGGGCAGGATCAAGGTCAAGGCGAACGAGACGCTTTCGGCCGCGTCCCGGTGGATGGATGACACCGCCTTCGCCGAGGATCACCAGTCGACCGCGTTTCAGGATTGCTCCAAGACCGGCATGGGGTGGACGGAGCCGCTTGTCGGTTACGACGATGACCCCAAAGGGCTCTATTACGAGCAGCGCGTCTCTCCGCTCGAGATGGTGTGGGATTACCGGGCCCGCGCCAAGAACCTGATGGACGCGCAGCGCCTGTGGCGGATCAAGCGCATGCTCAAGAGCACTGCGCGCACCATGTTCCCTGACGCCGACGAGGCGGACATCAACTGCCCCTGGGTCTATGACAGCGACGGCAAGCCGGTGATCGACGATCCCGCGCAGCGCCACAAGCGCGATGCGGACACACAGGAGCACGACCCTCAGCAAGAGGTCTTTGTCATCCATGTTCAGTGGTGGGAGTACGAGCCATTTTGGCTTGTTGCCCATCAGGGCGCCACCGAGGCACCCGAGACACTGACCGATGAGCAGTTCACCGCATTTCGCAAGCAGCTCAAGGAGGTTGAGAAGCAGGCCAAGGCCGCCGGCATGCCCTTCGATTTTCCGTATTCGGCGACGAAGGGGCGGCGCAAGGTCTATCGGCAGGCGTTCATAGGCAAGGTGGTGCTCGGCGAGGTCAAGGAGCCGCAAGACCCTACGTCGTTCACCTGGAAATGCGTCACGGGCGAGCCTGACGAGACCAAGGGCTATTGGTTCGGCCTGGTGGCGTTGGTCCGCGACCCGCAGAAATTCGCCAACCTATGCCTGTCGCAGACGGCGCACATCCTGAACAGCACGGCCAAGGGCGGCATCATCGCCGAGACAGATGCTTTCGACGATCAGCGCCAGGCCGAGGAGACCTACGCGCGGCCGGATGCGATCACCTGGGCCCGCTCCGGCGCGATCCGGCAACAGAAGATCATGCCCAAGCCCGGTGTCGGTATGGCGGCCGGGCACGTCAACATGCTGGAGTTCGCTATCGCCAGCATCCGCGACTGTATGGGCATAAACCTCGAGTTGCTGGGGCTTCGCGACGCCAATCAGCCTGGTATCTTGGAGGCGCAGCGCAAGCAGGCCGCCATGACGATCCTCGCGACGCTGTTCGACAGCTTGCGCTTGTTCCGCAAGCTGATCGGCATGACGCGCCTCGAGCTGGTGCAGCGTTACCTCGCTGACGATCGGATGGTGCTTATCAAGGGTCGGGATGGTTACGAGTTGCTGCAGCTCATGAAGCAGCGCGTGCTCGGCAAGTATTGGGTTGTCGTCTCTGACGCGCCGTCGAGCCCGAATCAGAAGCAGGAGACGTGGGCCGTCCTGCGCGACATGCTGCCGGCGCTCAAAGAGCTTCTGACGCCCGAGGTTGTCATGGTGCTCCTCGAGTACGCGCCCATTCCGAGCGAGCTTTTGGAGGCGTTGCGCAAGCTGTCGCAGCAGCCGCCGTCCCCCGAGGAGCAGCAGCAGCAGGCGCTAGTGCTCGAGGCTGGCAAGGCCAAGATCGAGAAGGACAAGGCGTCGGCTCAGAAGGCCAAGGCTGGCGCTGTGCTCGATCTTGCCAACGCCGCGGCCACCACGATGGAGGCTCGCTTGCAGGCGGCGCAGGCGGCTATCGCCGAGCAGTTGGCTGGGCAGCGGCTCCCCGATGACATGCCACTGCTGGAGCGCACTGGCATGGAGCTGCCGTCTGCGCCGATGCCGGTGCCGAGTGAAACCACGGATAGGGTGATCTGATGCAGGACGAAAAAGACACGACACTGCCGCCTGAACTGCAGTATCTCAAGGATGCCGGCGAGGACATCACCGAGTTCCTGCCGCAGCCGGCCGCCGAGCCTGCGGCTGAGCCTGCCAAGGTTGTCGAGCCAGTGGCTAAGACCGCGGCCGAGCCGCAGGATGGTGAGACCGAGCCTGGCGAGGTTGTCGTCGGCGACGACGGCCGCATTCGCGACGGCAAGGGCCGTTTCGTCCCGAAAGACGCCTACGTGCGTCAGCGCCAGCGCGCCACGACGGCCGAGAAGGAAGCGGCGGACCTGCGCGAGAGGCTGGCGCGTATCGACGAGCGCCTGAAGGTCGCGGGCGAGACGAAGAAGGCGGAAGACGGCAAGAAGGCAGCCAACCCGTTCGACGAGGAGGACATCGACCCGGAGGCCGATATCGTCGGCGCGACGAAGCAGGAGCGCCGTCGCAACGCCTGGCTGCGCGAGCAGCATAAGCAGGCTGCGCAGGCTGCCCAAGAAACCGGCGCTCGGCTGACCGAGACCGACATGATGCAGACGTATCGTGACGACAGTGCGCGGTTCGCGGGCAAGCAGGCCGATTACCCTGCAGCCTACAAGCACCTTGTCGTTTCGCGAGCCCGCGAGCTGATCGCGTTCGGCATTACCGACAAGGAGTCGATCACTAA